CGTGACTTCAATCTGGCGACCAACCATTGCATTGACATCAGCACCCACAGCGACCATCGAGACTTCTAAAGGCTCCCACTTCGTGACCCGGTAAGTCGTCCCCGACCCATCCGATTCATCCCGCTCCATCTCATGAACCTTGTAACCAATCGAGACATTCTGACGAATGCCATCTACAACATCCTGGAACACAGATCGACTTTGCTCGTCATTTCTCCCGAACTTGACGGTTGCGCGAATTTTCCGATTCGCCTGATCCAACTCCACGGATTTGATAACGCCAATCTGCTTCTCAAAGCTGTGATCTAACAGCAGAGGTGCGCGGCCTGAGTTCAGATACTCCAGGTCAACCGCGTCCGCAGCATGGCTTAAAACTTCACGACCGAATCCACGCTCGACCGGGGTCTCAGTTGAGATCACCAGTTGCACAGTTCCATCGGCCTCATTTACGAACTCTTGATGCGCATCACGCGTCAGGAATTGTCCGTTCGCCTTGCGCTCTTCATGTTCCTTGCGCTCTTCCTCGTCGTTCTCCGCTCTCATGTCTTCTTCGTCGCCATGCTCGTCACGCTCTTCCGAAGCCTCTTCAAACTGGATCGCAACGAACTCATGCTCATCGAGCCAATCCATTGCTTCCTGTGGCGTGAACATTTCGCGGTCAAACCGGATGGACTGAATCTCAGACATGCGCTGCCCATCGTCCATCTTGATGCCAAAGATGAAATCAACACCCTCGCCACCCGCGTCTACCTCACGACGAAACTCCTGGTAAAGAGCCGGGTCAGTGATTCGCGCAGCATGCTCGTTTGGATACGGACGATCATCATCGACACCCATCTCCATGCGCTCGGCATAATCAGGATCGCTTCGCTCTTCTTCCATGCCATAACCCATGGTTTCATCCATTTCCATCCGATCTTCCTCTGAGCGCAGCGGATGACCTTCAGGCATCAAATCACGATCATGCTCGCCGCCCTGGAACCGCTCATTCTTTACGGCAAACAGAAAGCTGTTTACACGCGCCATGGCCCATTGCTCTGCGGATTGTACGTTTGGACGAACCGACTCGGGGTTGGTTTCATACGCGCCCACGCCGCGATTAAATACGTCCTCAAGCATCGGCAGGGTGACACGCTTCGACTCCACATCACCGACTTCATCATTATGCGCATCACGCTTATTCTCAAGCGCAGTGCGAGTAGACTCAGACAGATCACGATCTTCGTCCATAGACTCTGCCATCTCTTCCATGTCTTTATGCCCGGCACGTTCATCCATGTCATCATTATCGTCATCTTCCTGCTCGGCAATCACCTCGGGCATGACATTGATGCCTTCCCAATCGTTGCCCATTCCACCCTTCCAGAACTCAAGCAGAACAGTCTGCTCGGTCTCTGTAATCTCTTTGAGGTGACGAACGACAGCCTCATCCATCTCGCGATCCTTTTTGCCTTCCAATTTCTTCACCATTTCAAGCACCGTGTCTTTCATCTTGCGCTCACCGATATCCAGGATCACGCCCCATTTCATCGCTGCGACTACGCCACCGATGTTGCTGAGAGTCGGTTCAGTATCACCGTCCTCAAATTGTACACCATCTTTGAAGTGTCGTGCCGCCCACGCTTCGCGCTCGCGTATCCACTCGACAGTGCCTTCTGTCATCTGATCATTACGCGCCTTCGTCCAAAACTCAAACGCCTCATTGCCCCGGATGTTTCCACCCGCGCCCCAAATCTCAGGCTCGCTCTCTTTGATATTTAGCGAAAAGTCATAATCAAATTGCGGATATTGCGAATTACGCAAGCTGACCTTGAGATCATCGCCCTTGGTCGGGAAATCAGTTGCCATCGTCGCCTCCGGTAATTTCTGGGTCAACAGGCATCTGCTGCGCACCGAACGGCTCAAAGGCCATCTTCAAGCCATAGGTCTCAGCCATCTGCTTATCCCGAGCAATGCCCTGGAATGTTGTCTCCACATCGCGCCCGTATTGGTTCGCCACATCCTGCATGGACAGCACACCGTTTTTGATGCCCGTGATTGCCGCGTTCATTTCTTTCTGCGGATCAACCCAATTCCAACCGCGTCCACGCCAGGTCACACCTTCGATCCACTTGTTGATCTTTTCAATCGGGAGCTGCAACCGCTCCTGATCCAACATGGTGGCAATCCAGAACTCAAACACAGGCTGCAAGAAATGCGATGCCATGAACTCCTGAAGTGCCTGGTAGTTATCACGATCCGCAAGCGCACCTTGACGAATGGACGAATAACTCACCGACTCCAAGTCATTTGCCAGGTCGATATAGCTCACATTCAGCGCAGAGGCCACACCCTTCAACATCTGCTTTTCAAAGTCGGCAAAGTTGGTGTGCGGATGGCTTGGGTCATACTCCTGGAACTCGACCCCGGGAGGCAACTGGAAAAACGATCCAGGCGAGGCATCGGTCAGAGGAATCTGCTCATCGAAGTCATCAGCCGGGAACTGGTCACCGCCTGGAGTGCGGAAGAATCCCATCTTGGCAGCAGAGGCGCGACTTGCGACCAGTGAGGCCTCGCGGAAACCGGACAGCATCTTCAGAGGAGCCGCAGCAGCAGCCAACTCAGGGACACCCCGCGTTTGACCCGCTCGCTCACCAAAGTAGACATGAATCACCCGCTCCGCAGGAACCCGTCTCCGCAGATTGCGCCGCTGACGCATGTTGAAGTAAATCTCACCTGGATGCTCATAGAAGATGTGATAGGCCACCGGGCGATAGTTCTGATCGGTCTCTACACCCATGCGAACCACATTGCCATTCGGTAGCGTCTCGTTGTAGTCCTCATCGACCAACTCAGGCTCAATGAACTCAAGCTGAATCGCAGGCTTCGCAGGGTCGGTGTTTTGGTGGAGGATCGCAAAGGCCTCACCGTCTCGGGCAATGCTGTTGATCACGAACCGTTGGCAGTCCACCCAATCATAGCGTCCATCAAGTGTCGGTGATCCCAACTTACCCCAAAGTCTCCAGGCTCGCTCGATGTTGTTGTTGGCAATGGTGTCCAGTTGACCGTTCAACTCAGCCGCTTTCATCTGGAGTTGGATTCCGTTTTTGCCGACCACATTGCGCTCAAGCAGTTTCAGATAACGCCTGGCAAACTCATTGTTCCGCGCCAGGTCTCGACCACGATTCCGCAGCAACTCCAGGTCATGACGAATTTCTGTATCGGGTGAATTGTTGTTGGCTCGCCAATCGTTGAACAGCCGCCCCGATTGAGCCATCTTGAACTCGCGCTTTTTTATGCGCTTATTTTTGTCAGGTACGCCCACTTTTGTGCGCTTAAAAATGTCAAACAGTCCCATCTAGAATCTCACTTTCACCGATGTGAAGTTGCCGCGACCGGCCTCTGCATTCTCTTTTGCTCTCTGCAAGTTCACCTCGGCTCGGAAATAGTCACGCGCCTGGATCAACTCATCAAAGGAAAACTTACTCGCTGAACGCCCCGCAATTGAGAAACTGGACGCATCCTTTTTCCCATCGAGCAAAGCCTCAATGTTATCTAACTGTTTCTTGGCAAATGAACGCGGATCACTCGTATCCGAATCAAAATTGGCAAGCACCGTCCACTTACGATCATCCACCTTGATCCGCTCATCATCCGCGTCCCGGACAATGTACGCTTGCCAGTGGTATACACCCGGTGTATATGCAGCCGAGGTTGCCGCAGGAATCTGAACCAGGTAATCGTCACCAGACGCGGTCGCAGTGATCTCGATCTCTGTTGTACCCGCAGCCTCAAGCCGCGCCGAGTATTTCAGAGTGTGCGTGTCGTTGGAGTAGTCGTTGTTGAGGTCAGTGCGTTTCCACTGGACGAAGTCACCCGCTTGAATTTCAAGAGGCTCTACTGTGGGGGCGTTTGCCGAGTCAAATAGGTTTGCCATTACCAATCCGTTGCAAAGTTGCGCCTCGGCATTGCTGCCTTGGGTTTTTCAATCTTGGGACGATTATCCACCAAAGGTTTGCCGCTTGACAAATGAGGCCCAAGAATAACATAAGCAGCCCAAGCATACACGCGACAGTCCAACGCCTCATTTCGCTTACGGGTTTGCACCCAGGCTCGGACTGCATGGCCTTTGTGATACCGCGTGACCATTTTTTCGGACGCAAGCTGTCGGAAATACTCCTCATCTCGATCCTTCGGGAAGTGACAATAGCCTGGCCCTTCCTGGTCAATCTTAAGCCGGGAATAGACTAATTGCTTCGCAGTATCGACACCGACCGGGAACAACTTGACGCGTCCGATATTGGACTTGCTCGGTCTACCGACTAAAGCGCGACCTTCTCCTGCGACACCTTTGATGGCGAATATCCTACGCGATTCGCGTAGTTTGGCATATTGATAAACGCGCTGTGTATGATGACCGCCAGAGTCAACGCATGCAGCACGAACCTTAAATTTAAGACCGTTGACACCCTCGTAGGTTTTATCGAGCGCAGCGTCCAACTGTCCCCAGACATCATCTGATGACGGATCGCCGTACAGGATTTGATAGTCAATCGACCAGGTTTCTTCGGTCTCTGAGATTCCAAGGACTTCGTACTCCAACCGATCATCTTGAACGTCGATCCCGGCAACAAGCACTAAAACACCATCAGGCACCTCCGCCTCATAGTCCTCGCATCGGGTCATCAGGGATATGTCCGAAATGGTATCACCTCCCTCATCCCAGGTCTCTGCCAAGCTGACATTGACAAATGTCTGGAGGTCATGGGTTCGCTTTTTCTCCAGGAACGACACGGCAATGTCGCCGAGTTTGCGGAAACACGAATAAAGTTCACATAAATGGTAACTGGCGTGACCGGTAAACGGTTCCTCACCAATCCACTGCCCCTGGCGTATCGCAAAAATGCGATGAGCGTCATTCCACATGACTCCGCAATGCTCGCAACCGTATTCTGCCTTCAACGGCTCGCCCTCAGGCCAAACCACGTTCGACCATTTCAGATGCTGCAACTCACCACACTCATGACACGGCACATGAAACCGCCGCTTATCGCCTGCCTCGAAACTGTCCTCAATGAAGCTCGCATCTTTGACAGTCGGTGTTGAAATTTCGAGGAGGGTGCGCTGATCACCATATGTTGCAGCTCGCTGCCACAACAGGCTGACCGGATGGCCTTCTGTGGTTTTGTCGTACCCATCCACCTCGTCGCAGACAATGAAGGGCGCGGAACGGCCTCGCATCGTTTTCGGTGAACCCGACCAGGCAAACATCAGGAAGCCGCCTGGATAACTCACCATGCGCGAATTGTTCACCCCTTCACGACCTCTCGGCTTCGCAACAATCTCCTCCATCTGATCATTACTGGTCAGCAAGGGTTTGAACTTGGTCTCAAGCCA